GCGATCACGCAGTCGGGCGTAGCCATGCAAACAGAGTTCCAAATGCTCAATGCTAAGCTAGCAGAGAAGGCAGACATTCTCGAACTGGCTGAAGAGCAGCTGTGGATGTTCTATTGTCTATGGCAGGGGCATGATCCGCACGAGGTGCAGATTAGCTACCCTGACTCGTTTGACATCCGTGACTACGAATCAGAGCTTAGATTCCTACAGCAGACGCGAGCGGCAGGCGTTAAGTCTGTCACCTTGCTCCGTGAAATCGACAAGAAAATTGCTGATCTTGTGCTTGATGACGAAGTGCTTGGCACTGCGCACGCAGAGATTGACGACGCCACAACAGCCGTCGGTGACTTTGCGAAAGAGACGCAGATTTACAAGTACCACATCGACAGCGGCCTAGTGACGCCTAACGAGGTGCGTCAGAAGATCGGGCTTGAAGATGTATCGGGCGGAGATCAGCTTCTTGATCCTGTAGCGCCACCAACAAATGGCGGCTGATACCGATCACGCTCGCGCTGTCATTGCACGCGCAGAGCGACATCAGCGTAGGTTAGCGAAAGCACTTGCTGAGTTAGATCAGGAAATCGTGCAGTTGATGTCAGGCGCACCGTTACGCGACGGGCAACTGTTTGACTTGGAATGGGCAGTAAACGCACGCACAGAAATCTCGCAGCTAGTCCAAGAAAAGTATCTTGCAGAGATTGATGACATTGTTCGTGAGTATTCGGCAGTAGCCGCAGAGGCGCAGGCCATGCTTGGCAATTACACGGCCTTTGCTCAGTTTGACAGCGCAGTAGTGTCACAATTGCAACAATTGACGTTTAATGGCTTTGAGGCACTGGGGGAAGAATTCATCGAAGAAGTCGCAACACAGATTTATAAAAACACTCTGACTAACACGAGCTTTGCCGATAGCGTGTTGCAGATACGCAATAGTGTAGACGCTGATTTAGGGCGATATGCACAGGTGGCACTACACGACGGGCTAATGGATTTCGACAGATCGATCACTATGAATATGTCGCTGGAGGCAGGCGCAGAGCGATTCAAGTATTATGGCCCTGATGACGCTAAAACGCGTGAGCATTGCGACAAGTATGTAGGCAAGACGCTTACTATTGACGAGATCAATGAGGCGTGGAGCGACACTTGGAGCGGTAAGCGATCAGGCAGCCCGTTTGTTGTTGCAGGCGGTTACAACTGCCGCCACAGATTTAGGCCAGTGTTCTAAGGAGGACGTATGCCATATCACAAGAAAGACAAAAAGAAGAAAAAGCGCAAATCACGTTAAAATGATACAATTAACCCACTCGAAAGAGGATTCGTTACATGAGCGATGAAATCATGGTAGATGCGGCAACTGAGGCCGCTGTGGATCAGCCCGATACACAAGAAGCTCAGGAAACTAAGACGTTTACACAAGAGGAGCTAGATCGAATCGTCTCTGATCGGATTGCCCGCACTAAGCGACAAGTCGAAAAGAAGTACGAGGACATCGACGTGAACGAGGTGCGACAACTGTTGGCAGAAAGGCAACAAGCCGAGTTAGAGCAACAGAAAGATCGCGGCGAGTTCGAGCAAATCTTGAGGACAACTGTCGAAAAGAAAGATCAGGAAATACAGGGCTATAAGCAACGCCTAGAGGCTACATTAGTCGATGGCGCGTTACTGACAGCCGCAACCAGAAACAACGCTGTATCAGCAGAGCAAGTTAGTCAGTTGCTGAAAGGCTCCGTTAAGCTATCTGAAGATGGCTCGGTAGAGGTTTACGACACTAACGGGACGCCACGGTATAACGACAAAGGTGAACTGCTGACAGTCGATGAGCTTGTATCTGATTTCCTAACAGCTAACCCTCATTTCGTGAAGGCATCGCAAGGCGGCGCTGGATCGCAGGGAGCGGCTGGAGGCAAGACGTCGAAGCCTATGTCGGCGGCTGATATGCTAGCTAACTACGATAGTGGCGGTAAAGCCGCGTTTCGTGAGATGAAGCTAGCGCAAAAAGCTAACCGCTAACTAATAGGAGACTTTCATCATGGCGGCTACTACTTCAACTACATTGGATGATCTGTTTGCAAATATCATCCTTCAGGCTCGGTTTACTGCCGAGGAAGAATCACTCATGCTTGGCCTCGTTACTCGATACGACATCGGCAACGTAGCAGGCAAAACCGTACAGGTTCCTAAGTACCCAGCAATCACAGCAGGTGATTTGACTGAAGGCACCGATATGTCATCAACCACTGTGTCTACTACTTCGCAGACAATCACTGTCTCTGAAGTTGGTGCTCAGGTTGTACTGACTGATCTTGCCGCTATGGGCGCTGGCAACCCTGCTGAGGAGCTTGGCACTGTACTGGGTAACGCAATCGCGACGAAGATTGACACGGATCTGATTGCATTGTTTGACGGCTTCTCTACCTCTTTGGGTGGTGCAGGCACTGAGATCACTGTTGCTGACTTGATGAAAGCGGCGGCGACTCTCAAGACTAACAAGGCACGTGGCCAGATGGCGGCGGTTGTCCACCCTTGGCACGCTTACCAGCTCAAAGCGAACCTCACCAACACCTTCGTAAACCCGAACGGTGGCGATCTTCAGAACGACGCAATGCGTAACGCATACGTCGGCCAGATCGGTGGCATCGACATTTACGAGTCTGCGAATGTGAGTATTGACGGTTCAGACGATGCGAAAGGCGCGGTATTCGTACCAGAAGCATTGGCTATCGCTATGAAGCGTGACTTCAACCTTGAGACTCAGCGTGACGCATCACTCCGAGCGTTCGAGCTTAACGCTACTGCCATCTACGGCGTTGGCGAGCTTGATGACGACTACGGTGTTGAGTTGTTGTTCGACGCGGCTCAGTAAGGCACACACGCCCCTTCGGGGGCGTTTCCCTTTGAGGTTTATATGGCTGTTGTCTACCGAGGTGAGCGATTTGAAGATTACAACGTACCTAAGCGGACGCGTAATCATCCTGCGAAGTCGCACGCGGTATTAGCTAAGAAAGGCGACGCTATTAAGCTAGTTAGGTTTGGAGCGCAGGGCGCTAGGACATACCCGCCGACAGAAGGCGAGTCAGAGCGCAGTAAGGCCATGCGAAAGGCATGGTATGCACGACACGCCGACAACCTAAAGAACGCAACAGTATTTGATCCCATCTATTGGGCGGCACGCGTGAAGTGGTGAGCAAATGGCATTTTCTGTAGACACTGATTTAACCGATCTCATCCCTGACATCTTAGAGTTTGGCATCGACACGTTTGCCGATGAACACGCGAGAGCGCAGGGAGATATTGAGCGGGAAATACGCAATCGCTGGTGGCATCGCAAAGGCATACAAGGCGAAATGGATGCCAGCTATTTAACAGATTCACAATGGACGAGAGCGGCAGCGTATCTTGTTCTCTGGAAGTACGCATTACCTCAGCTCACCAACTGGGTTGATGATGATCGCTTTCTACGCATGATTGATTTCTACAAGGTTCGATATGGCGAGGAGATGGACTCCGTATTTGCCGATGGCGTTGAATATGACGCTGACGACGACGGCACTGTAACGAACAAAGAAAAAGAAGTGATTGCACTTAATCGGCTCGATCGATGATTAAGATCAGCACGAAACCTTTACGCATAGAACGCGTCGCCAAGAATGTTCAAAAGGACATAGACGACAGCAAGCGTCTGGCTATGACGCGAACCGTATTGGCTGGTGCAGAAATTATTGAGGATAGAACAGCTAAAGGCCGTGGCATTAATCGCGGCTTTGCTCGTTACTCTAGTTCATGGCTCAAGATTAGACAGGCGTTAGGCAAGTCTAGTCCAACGGTTAATTTAGAGTTTGGCTATGAGCGCAGTGGCAATCGCTGGGTTAGTAGGCCGTCAATGCTCTCGGCGCTACAAGGCAAAGCACAAAGCAAGAAGTTAGGGATCATCTACTTTACTCGCCCTGATGCAGCCAAGCGTGCGGCTATGGTAAACAAGACGCGTCCATTCTTTGGCTTTAATCGCAAAGAGGAGCGCAGGCTAGCGGACGTGTATATGTCGGCCATAAACATTAAGGATCGGCGACGATGAGCGTTAGAGAGAATGTGGCGGCAAACCTTGTTACCACTTTGCAGGCAATCACATCGCCTGTCATTAAGAAGGTGACGCGAGAGCCGTTTGATTTTGACAAACTCAGCAACGCTCAGTTTCCTGCTGTCTTGGTTCGTACAGCTAACGAGACGCGTGAGGACTCATCGATTGGCGGCAGTATGACTAGCCGAATGTCCACAATCGACTATGAGCTGATTTGCTTTGTTAAGCATAAGAATATCGACACAGCCCGCAACCAACTGGTTGAGGCAATAGACGAGAAATTGGATGACGACAGGACGCGGGGAGGCTATGCCATTGATACGCAGGTTATCAGCGTAGAGGTGGATGATGGTACAATAGATCCCATAGGCGGCGTGATCGTCACTGTTAGAGTAATTTACCAATACACACGCGGCGACGCGTAACAGGAGAACTTAAATGGCTACAAACAAAGGCTCAAGCGGTGTCGTAAAGATTGCTGCTAACGGCGGTTCGGTTGCTGTTGTTGGCGAGGTTCGCTCATACAGCATCGACGAGACAGCAGACACTGTTGAAGATACAGTAATGGGCGATACTGTTCGCACTTACTTGCCAAGCCTAACTAGCGCGACACTATCTGTTGACGCTTATTGGGACGATGCTGACGCACAGCAGTTGATCCTCGACACGGGCGCTGACATTGATTGGGAAATCTACCCAACTGGCACAGGTACGGGTGAGAAATACTATTCAGGTGGTGGCGTTGTTACCGCTAAGACAATCACTGCATCGTTCGACGGCATGGTAGAGGCGTCGTTTTCTGTGCAGGTATCAGGTGCCGTCACTGAAGCGACAGCATAATGGGATTGGCTAAAGAGCTGCGAAACCGTCGCAAGCAATCTCGTCGCAAAATAGAAGTAGCAGAGTGGGGCGATGATGACGGGGCATTTACCCTGTATTGTCGGCCTATCACTTGTTACGACTTAAACGAGTTGCAGCGCAAGCATCCGACTGTTTTGCAGAATCCAAGCATTGCCAGCATGGTTGATTTAATCGTAATGAAGGCTGAGGGGCAGGATGGCGAAAAGCTATTCACCTCTGCCGAAGATAAGATCGATCTAATGGGCGAGGAAACAATGATTGTTTCTGAGATCGCCAATCAGATGTTTGGAACTATTGAGTCCGTGGAGGACTTAGCAAAAAACTAGAGTCCGATCAGTCGAGGATGAATCTGATTTCCTTGGCTGATCGGCTCCATAAGACGATAGAAGAAGTCGAGCAGATTTCTGTAACTGAGTTCCATGAATGGCTCGCCTACTTCCACATAATGAGCGAGCGAGCTGATGGCGACTCAAGACGTTAAGATCCGCATTACCGCCCTAGACAAAACGTCTGGGGCTTTGCGTAAGATAGGCAGTGGTTTACGAGCTTTAACCAAGCCGCTTTTAAGCATGAGGACAGCGTTAGTCGGCGTTATTGGCGCTGGCGGTATGGGTTTGCTTGTATCGCAATCTCTTAAAGCTACAGACGCGCTAGCAAAAACAGCCAGCAGAATAGGCACGACAACCGATCAGCTAGGAAAACTGCAATATGCGGGGCAACTAGCAGGCGTTGAAACGAATACCCTCAATATGGCAATGCAACGCTTCGTGCGACGTACTGCCGAGGCAACCAAGGGCACGGGAGAGGCTGTCAGAGCGTTTCAGGCGCTAAATATCGACGCTAGAGAATTGCAAGAGCTACCACTTGCTGAGCGCATGAAGGTATTGGCGTCGTCTTTTGCAGATCTTGGTAGTGAAGAAGAAAAGCTAGCCGTTGCCTTCAAGCTATTCGATTCTGAAGGCACAGCCGTCATCAATATGCTCCGTCAGTCTGGCGATGAGATGGAGCGCGTTTTTCATGAGGCGCAACAGCTCGGCATCGTAATGTCAGAGGAAGCCGCGCAAGGCGTTGAGGATGCCAACGATGCATTTACTCGACTCAGAGCGCTAGGCAGGGGGCTGATTAACCAATTTACGGCAGGATTAGCACCTGCGCTTGAGACGCTTACTACTGCTTTCACCGACTTTATATTAGAGCAGTCTAAGGCTTTCGGCGGTATTGAAAACTTTGGCCGCTATCTAGCTAGCGGATTTATTGAGAACATTATTTCCGCTTTACAGGCGTTGCAAGAATTAACCAACGCAGGCATCACAGTCATCAATACCTTTAACTCAGCTCGTCGTAGTTTGTCTGCGGCGTTTGCTATTGGTAAGGCTGATCCCAATGATGTTGCGGCGCTGAAGGCAGAGTTAGCCGAAATCGATCAGATGCTGAAAGGTGGTTTTTTTAACGATCTTGGCAAAATTCGATTATTTAGCGATGAGGGCGTTATCGATGTGCTCTCTGATGAGGAATTGTTAGCAGAGCGCGAGCGTATAGTGGCTCGACTCAACGAGCTTGGTGTTGCAATTAATGAGGCAATTCCGTTTGTTGATTTTGCTAGCCGATTGGCAGTGCCTTTACAGAAGGCCGCAGACGCAATCAAAGAGCCGTTAAGCAACGTCAGAAGAGAACTAGAAGAAGTTAAGGTTATCGCCCAAGAACCTTGGTATATGCCTTTAATCAAAGGCTTTAGAGGGTTTGCTACTGCCATTGATAACGTCATCGAAAAGATGCCAACTATCGATCAGGCGTTAGAGCAGTTTACACAGCAGGCGATGAACAACTTCACGCAAGCCTTTACTGACGCTGTGACAGGCGCTAAGAACTTCGGCGAAGCGATGAAAGGACTGGCAAAAAGCGTCGTTGATTCTTTGATTAAAATGCTTGTGCAGTATTACATCACAAAGCCATTGTTTGACGCGCTAAGCACAGGCATTGGTAAGTTAGTCGGCGGTGGTGGTGGCGCTGATGGCGCTAGAGCAAACGGCGGCTCTGTAACTGGCGGGAAATCCTACCTTGTCGGCGAGCGCGGCCCTGAGCTGTTTGTCCCTTCAGCAACGGGCAAGATAGTGCCAAATAATCAACTGGGCGGAGGCGGCGGTGTTACAGTCGTTCAAAACATTAACGTCACCACGGGCGTACAGCAAACTGTACGTGCTGAAATTGCTACCCTACTGCCTCAGATTAGTAATGCGGCAAAAGCCGCTGTAGCGGATTCTAGGATGCGTGGCGGCGGGTTTAGTAAGGCAATGGGAGTTGCATAATGGCAGCGTTTCCAAATGTAGGTATTCAAGGAATGACAATGCGTTTGCGATCAGCAACGGCTGTCAGCACGTCACCATTTACTTTTGATCAACAGACTTATCAACATCAGGGCGTTAGATGGGAGGCTGAGGTATCGCTCCCGCCCCTATCTCGATCAGATGCCAAGCAAGTGGAGGCATTTTTTGCGTCTCTTAGAGGGCAGGGATCGACGTTCACTTTAGGCAACCCGTTACACAACATCACAGCAGTCGGCACGATTACTAGCGGCACCAAGAATGCGACAACTGTGACAGGAGCAGTGGCAGGTGCAACGGCTGGCGATTACTTTGAAGTTGGTGGCTCGCTTTACATTATCACTGAGATTGGCGTCAGTACCTTTGATATAATGCCGCCGCTGAGGACTACAATCAGCGCACCCACTACCCTAGACTTTTCTTTACCTAAAGGCACATGGCGATTAGCTTCCAATGAGATCGAATGGAGCATCAGCGAGGCTAGTCTGTACGGTTTCACTTTTGCTTGCGTTGAGGCTATATGAGCAGATCACTGACATCGGGAATGGAGTCGGCAGTTACCGCCGATCTAGTCCGCCCTATACTGCTGGTGCAATGTGCATTCGACAGCGGCAATCTGAACCTTTGGAATGGTATCGGCGATCTTACAGTTGACAGTGTTGATTACGTAGGCGCTGGCACGCTGTTAAGTGTTGGCGAGATATTAGAAACGTCTGAACTAGCTGCTAATGGCTTAACCGTTGCATTGTCTGGTGTTACTGAGCCACTCATTTCTAAAGCCCGAGACGAGGACTATCAAGGCCGAGAGCTTAAGGTTTTGATGGGTGCTATGGATGACACTAACAGCGTTATTGCTGATCCCGTCATTATCTTCAGTGGCTTCATGGACACTATGATAATTAATGACAGTGCTGAAACAGCTACGATTCAAGTGGCTGTAGAAAACCGACTAATCGAGTTTGAGCGCACCCGAGTCAGACGCTATACGGCTGAGGATCAAAAAATAGACTTTCCGAGCGATAAAGGACTGGAATTTGTTGCTGAAATCTCAGAAAAACCAATCAATTGGGGCAGGCGTAACGCTTATGAAGAAGAGCCAACCGAAGGCGACGGAGACTATCGATGATTGAGTTTAAGTTAGAGAATCTAGCCAATGTAAAACGCGAGGCCGAGCCACTGCTAAAGCAGCATTGGGAAGAAATCGCGCTTAACAAAGACATCATTAAGCTCAACCCTGATTGGCGAGCTTATGCAGAGCTAGATCGCGTCAATTCGCTCCGTGTATTTACTGCTAGGAAGGACGGCAAGCTAGTCGGCTATTTCGTTGTTATTGTCAGTAAGGCATTGCATTACGCCGATCACCTATTCGCTAACAACGACATTATTTTTTTAACAAAGCCAGCTCGTAAAGGACTGACAGGCGTTAAGCTAATTAAGTTTGCTATCGACTCATTAAAGGCCGAGGGCATTACTAAATTGCACATCAACACCAAAGCGCATCAGCCATTCGATCCTATCCTTGAGCGTTTAGGGTTTGAGGAAATCGAGCGCGTTTATTCTTTAGTATTGAGGTAATCAAATGGCTATTGCTGCAGTTGCAGGGCTTGCGTCAATAGGATCAGCAATGATCGCCGCAGGCACGCTAGCCATCGGCTGGACTGCTGCCGCTAGTGCGTTTGCGTTAGGTGCTACACTTTCGGCTGTTTCTAGAGCGCTTGCGCCGAAACCTAACCTCGGTGTCAGGATGAGGGGAATATCGCAAACAACGCGAAATCCAGCAGGCTCACGCAAAATCATTTACGGCCAAATTAGAGCAGGCGGCCAAGTCGTCTTTATCGACAATTCTGGAGATAGTAACGAGTTTTTGCACATCGTTATTGCCTTCGCTACGCATGAGATTGAGTCGTTTGAGGAGTTTTACTTTGACGATAGATTAATATGGCAAGGTGGTAGCTATGTTGGTGGCGGCGCAGAGTTTGGAACAATTACAACTTTTGATGGTACGCAAACAACAGCAGATAACAGTCTAGTCAACGCTAGTGACGATTGGACTAACGATCACATTTTGAATGGGATTGCGTATGTTCATTTCAAATTAGAGTTTAATGACACATTGTTTCCGCGAGGAATCCCAAACATATCGGCAGTTATTAAGGGCAAAAAAGTTTACGATCCACGGAAAGACTCGACATCCTCTGTCTACGACTCTGAACTTGGTGTTGCGACACATAGAGAAGACGACAGCACTACGTAGCAATACTCGACTAACCCCGCGCTATGCGTTCGCGATTATCTTGTAGATGCCAAATACGGATTGGGCGAGGACGCCAGCCTTATCGATTTAACTGCTTTGGATTCGGCGGCTGATCTGTGTGACGAGCAAGTCAATTTAGATCCTAGCGGCACTCAGGACAGATATCAGGCCAATGGCGTTATTGATACTGCAAACAACATTAAAGACAACATTGAGCAACTGTTGTCAGCGATGGGAGGCAGACTGACATACTCTGGCGGCAAGTATTATATCGACGGCGCTGAGTACAAAACGCCTACCGTTACGTTTACTGAAGCCGATTGCATAGCTGACATTCAGACTCAGACACGACAGTCGCGTAGGAATATCTATAACGGCGTCAAAGGCATTTTCATCTCTGAGGAGAAAAACTACAAGGTAATGGATTACCCCGCTCAGATTAGCTCGACATACGCTACTGAGGACGGCGATCCCATTTACTTAGATATGCCCCTACCGTTTGTGACAAATAACACGCAGGCGCAGAGACTAGCCAAAATCGCGCTGCTTAAATCACGCCAGCAAGTCATCATTAACATGGCAGTGAACCTCAAAGGCTTGCAGGTTAAAGTCGGCGACACGATCAAGGTGACTAACCAGCGTTTAGGTTACAGCGAGAAAGTGTTTGACGTTATTGATTATGGGCTGGCAATTAATGGCGAGGGTTCGCTTGGCGTTAATCTACAGTGCATTGAAACAGCGCCAGAAGTCTACGATTGGACGACGGCTGATCAAGAGGACTTTTTATCTGGTGGTGAGCTTGATCTGTACGATGGCACAACTGTTGATGACGTTACATTTACGGCGTCAGACATAACAGAGATAGCGTTACTTGGCCCTGACGGCACAGTATCTACAAACGTAGAGCTAAGTTGGACGCCGCCTGACGATGCGTTTATTGATTTTTACAAGGTGCGCTATAACAAAAATGGCACTACAGATTATTTTTATGCCGAAACAAAAGAGCCGCGTATTTTGTTATCTGGCATCGACGTTAGCTCAAATTATGACTTTCGCGTACAAGTACAAAACCTGTTAGGTGTTACTAGTTCAGGTGTTACTTTAAGCAACCAATCTTTAGACGGTGACACGACGATCCCAGATCCTGTTACTGATGTAAATGTTGAAGATGGGTTAAATTATGCATCGACTGTTCGATGGACTAATCCTACAAATATCGATTTGTCTTATGTGCAAATCTATGTAAACAACTATCCTGCGAAGCCACTCAACCCAACAGCAAGAATCAATGGCACTGAGTACGTTTACACGCCCAGATCAAAAACAGAATACGGCGAAGACAAATATTTCTGGTTAGAAGCTGTTGATTACGCTGGCAATGTATCAACTACAGTTGCGTCAAGTTCAGTAAAACTTTTGCTAGCGAAATCTGACGAGATCGATGGCGATGTTTCAGAGATTGCAAGCGTTGGAATTGTCACATATCCAGCTCACACGGTGACTAGCAGCGCAACGACTTTCGGCGAATTTACAGTTCCAGCGCCCGAGGATGGCGTAAAAAAATATGGCAGTCTAAGCGGCAATTTAAAATATACAGTCGATGCGTCAGTCGATACGTGTCTACTAGTGCTCGACGTGCAGCGAGAGAGCAAGGGTGTCACGAGTGGCACCGAGATCGGCGCTATCGTAGCGAATGGGACAATTACTCAATACTATTACTACGTCGAAATTAGCGGGAACCACGTTAAAGAGATCGATGGCTATGGTGGTATTGCCACGACTCAAACCAGCCCGAGCACTATCGAGAAGCCTTTATCAGTTGAGTATCAGGTTGCAACAGATCGCACGCGAGTTATATACACCAGTCTTACGCAAAGCATCACAACAGGCACGCTTTACTATAATCCTGATCGATGGACATCATCAGGTAGCTATTTAAGTGATGGAGCTGGCCCATATAGGCCGATGATCCCGACGCTAGGGGCTAGCACGACAGTTACAATGCCTGTCAATCTACCTTTAGCAAAAAGTGACGATAACGAAACTTATCGCGTCCGCGTTAATCACTTACTAAAAAGCAGCGGTACACTTGGGTTGAATCAATTGACAGCTCAAGTGTTACAAATCGCGTGAGGTAAATATGAGCATTGTTGCAGGCTATACCCGATCAGGTGATGATCAATATATATCGTTGGGTGTTTATGACAGCGTAAGCGATGCAGAGAACGCAATAAGCGCGGATACATCATCGGATGTTGCTACCTATTGGCTCGCGTCATTTATTCATCAGGATTCTGGTGAGCCTGAGATTTTGGCATATATCGAACCCGCGTAGATGATATAATCACTTATTCAGGAGGACTTTTCTTATGGCAAACCCGTTTGTATTTGCGGCATCACCTAATCAGTCTGGCCTCGTCTATGACATGATCGAGGTGACTACTAACGACTCGACTGACAATGTGGGCGCGAACAATGTAGCCATCGGCCTATACATTGAGACAGGCGGCGATGTCGTTTTTCTTAACGTAGACGGCAATGAGCGCACCGTAACCGTACCCGATTTTCACACACTGACTTGCTCTGTTAAGCGGGTTAAGTCTACGGGTACAACCGCAACAGGTATCCACGCGCTAGTAGTAGGCTAAACATGGCGGAAATTACCCATAAAAAAGGCGATACGCTTGAGTGGGTAATCACGCTCACTCAAAACGCTGTCGCTGTAGACATCACCAATTTTACGATCAGGGCTCAGATTCGGCAGACATCAACGCTGATCGCTACGCTTACCTCGACAATCACAGATGCCACCAATGGCATTTTTAGTCTAACGGCCACGGCCACGGCTACAGCGAGCTGGACGACTGGCACGCATAGCTGTGACATTGAGTTCACTGACGACAATAATGAGGTGTTTTCTACCGAGACATTTAAGCTCAAGTTAATCGATGACATTACCTATGATTAACTTAACCTCGCCAACACGCACAGCGTATTCCATATCTATCGAGCAAGGGCAGACAGTATCGGGCACTGTGTCGTTTGAGTCTAAGGCTATTAGTATCGTACCCCAAGGTGGTGAGACTGTTAGCCTAGTTGAGGCTATCACTGTCGATGGCGCGATACAGAATCAGCCCAAGGAGTTTAACTAATGGCTGTCAATATTGGCATTAACATTCAGCGAAGTCCTAACCGTATTAATCAGAACCTGCGAGAGGCGGGAGTTCTTGGCAAATACCCGAAGCTACTGCTCGATTTTAAGGATGAGTATTACTTAGCCAACGGCGGCAGTAAGACACTGGCTAACGCAGTAACCCACGCTCGTGCTGGCAACGCTACGATGACAGACGGCTATGGCCCTGAGCTTGTTACCAATGGTGGATTCGACTCAGATTCGGATTGGACGCTGGGTACTGGATTTAGCATTACAGGCGGTAAATTACAGCTTAGTGATGTTGCCAATTTAGCGGTTGCTACTATTCCCATCACGTTAGAAGCCAATAAAGTTTACGAAGTTCAACTAACGGTTTCTGACTTTGCGGCTGGCTCTTCTTTCCGAGTTTTAGGGTATTCCTCAACAAACTCAGGCGCTAGTTCTTATATTACTTCCGCAGGTGTATATAGATTTTTGCTTCCAATAGACGGAAGCGGCACTGCTTATTTAGGCAAGTTTGTAATTCAAGGAATAGGTGCCAGCTCTACAACTACAGCCACCATAGACTCCGTAAGCGTCCGCGAGATGCCAGTGATTAAGTGGGCGCCGCATAATCTGTTGACGTACTCTGAGGATTTGAGTAACTGGACTATTGGAGGACAGACATTAGATTTAAACTCTGAAACCGCTCCAGACGGGACGCAAACAGCAGACAAACTCATTGCTCAGACAGGCTCAACATATCAACAAGTAACGTATTCAAATAGCTTTTCTGGATTAGCGCTTACTCAAAGAGTGTGGGCAAAAGCGGCTGGCTATAATTTTTTTATGATGAATGGGCCAACAGCTGGCGATTTTACATTTTTTAATTTATCTAACGGCACTGTAGGCACTACGTCTGGAGATCATAGTAACGTCACAATAACTGACGCTGGTAACGGTTGGTATCTTTGCAGTGTCGATTGTGTTTCAGATGGATCAGGAGCTGGGTTTGGGATGTCAAACGCTGACGGCGTGTCTCAATTTGCTGGCAACGGCACTGATGGCATCTACCTATGGGGTATGCACCTCTACCGCTCAGACTTAGGCGGCATGGTAGACAACCCTGATCAGCCACTCTCAAGAGCCTCATACGTCCCTACAACGTCAT